GTAACCGATTGCTGTTGTGTTTCAACTGGCTTACTTACAGATGTATCAACACCTAATCCTTTTATAGGATCTACCGCAGAACGAGTTCTTAAATAATACATTCCTGTTTTTAAACCTAACTTCCAACCAAATAAGTGTGCTGCCAATAATTTTGGTTTTGTTGCATTATCAATGAATAAATTCAAAGATTGTGACTGATCAATAAACACACTTCTATTTGCGGCCATTTGTAAAATTCTTTTTTGAGACATTTCCCAAACAGTCTTATATACTTCTTTTATTTCAACAGGTATTTCTGGGATATTTTGAATTGAACCATTTTCCATGATTAACTTCTTTTTAAGCTCATCATTCCATAAGTTCAATTTTAATAACTCATTAACCAAATGTTTGTTAACAACAACGAACTCACCACCTAATGTTCTTCTTGAATACATGTTAGTTGTAAATGGTTCAAATGCTTCATTGTTACCAAGAATTTGTGCAGTTGATGCTGTTGGCATTGGTGCAATTAATAATGAATTTCTAACACCATTATTAACAACTTCTTTTCTTAATTTTTTCCAATCCCATCTACCTGATAAATCTTTATCTTTTAATCCCCACATTTCAAATTGGAAAATACCTTTCTCAATTGGTGAACCAACAATAGATTCATATGGACCATATTCTTTTGATAAATCATTTGATGATGTCATAGCAGCAAAATAAATCGTTTCGAAAATATCCGTTTGTAATTTATCAGCTTCTTCTGATTCAAATGGTAATCCTAACATACAGAATACATCAGCTAAACCTTGAACACCTAAACCAATTGGTCTATGTTTAAAGTTAGAATTTTTAGTTTCTTCAGTTGGATAAAAATTTAAATTAATTACATTATTCAAGTTTTTTACTACTTGATAAGTGTACTCATATAACATCTCATGGTTGAATTCACCATCAAGAATATATTTTGGTAACGCAATAGATGCTAAGTTACATACCGCTTGTTCTGTTGGTGAACTATACTCAATAATTTCAGTACATAAGTTTGAAGACTTAATTGTACCTAAATTCTTTTGATTTGATTTGTAGTTAGCTGGATCTTTATATAACATATAAGGTGTTCCGGTTTCTATTTGTGCAGTTAAAATTGCATCCATTAACTTTCTAGCCTTAATTGTTTTTCTAGCTAAACCTTGTTGTTCGTAAGATTCATATAATCTAGTGAATGCTTTATCTTCTGGACTATCATATGCATCAGATAAACCTGGTGCTTCATCTGGAGAGAATAATGACCAATCGCCATCTTGTTCAACTCGTTGCATAAACAAATCAGGTGTCCACATAGCCAAGAATAAATCTCTAGCACGCATTTCTTCTTTACCATGATTTTTTCTTAAATCAATAAATTCAAAAACATCAGCATGCCATGGCTCTAGATAGATAGCAAAAGAACCTTTTCTTTTACCACCTTGATTTATCCAACGAGCAACTTCATTATAAGTCTTCATCATTGGTAATAGTCCGTCAGACATACCACCAGTTCCTTTAATATAAGCACCTTTAGCTCTTACATCGTGAACATGAAGACCAATACCACCGGCCCATTTAGAAATCTTTGCAACATCTTTGATAGTATCAAATAAACCATCGATATCATCACCTTTATTTCCAATTAAGAAACAAGATGACATTTGTGCTCTACGAGTACCAGCATTAAATAATGTTGGTGTGGCGTGAGTATAAAAATGTTGTGATAAATCATCATAGATTCTCAAAGCCATTTGTACGTCACCAGCACAAATACCAACAGCAACTCTCATATACATGTACTGTGGTCTTTCAACAACTCTTTCACCGATCTTTAATAGATATGATCTTTCTAATGTTTTGAAACCAAAATATTCAAAATCAAAATCTCTATTAAAAACAATAGCACCATCAATCACCTCTTTATTTTCCATAACAAACTTGTAAACATTATCATCAATTAATGATGATTCTTTACCTGTTCTTGGTTCTACAAATGAATGCAGTTCCTTAATTGCTTGAGAGAATTTCTTCGGTGTTGTTTTGTGTAAATTAGTAACAGCTAATCTTCCAGCTAATTTCGCATAATCTGGATGTGTAGTTGTCATAGATGCTGCAGTTTCTGCTGCTAACACATCTAATTCTTTTGTTGTTATACCATCATATATCCCTTGTGTAACTTTTAAGGTTATAAATGTTGGATCAACATAATCCATATTTAAATCTTCACAAAGAGCACTAATTCTTTTAGTGATCTTGTCATATCTCATTTCTTCTAAGGTACCGTCCCTCTTTAATACTTTCATTTTTCTATTCAATTGTTTTTTTAGAAATCTACATCACCAAACGCAGAGTTTAAATCTTCAGACTCTGTTGTTTTATTTACACCTGCTTTTTGATACTCAGCAACTCTTTTCTCAAAGAAATTTGTTTTACCTTGTAATGCAATATTTTGCATGAAGTCAAATGGATTTTCAGTATTATATACTTTAGAACAACCTAAAGCAACTAACAATCTATCTGTAACAAACTCTAAGTACTGTGCCATTAAATCAGAATTCATACCGATTAATCGAACTGGTAACGCTTCAAGAATAAATTCTTTTTCAATTTCTAATGCGCCACAGATAATTTCTTTAATCCTTTTTTCTGAAATTTTATTTTCAATATGATTGTTAAATAAATGACAAGCATAATCACAGTGCATACCTTCATCACGAGAAATTAATTCATTTGAGAAAGTTAAACCTGGCATTAATCCTCTTTTCTTTAACCAGAAAATAGAACAGAATGAACCAGAAAAGAAAATACCTTCTACAGCGGCAAAAGCAACTAATCTATCAACAAATGATTCTGAGTTAATCCATTTAATTGCCCAGTCTGCTTTCTTTTTAATTGCAGGGATTGTCTCTATTGCATTAAATAATTTATTTTGTTCTTCTTTGTCTTTGATATATGTGTCAATTAATAAAGAATAAGTTTCACTGTGGATGTTTTCCATCATAATCTGAAAACCATAGAAAAATTTAGCCTCAGTATACTGAACTTCATTAACAAAGTTCATTGCTAAGTTCTCATTTACTATGCCATCTGATGCTGCAAAAAATGCTAAAACATGTTTTACAAAATGCTGCTCGTCAGCATTTAATTTATTATCCCAATCATAAACATCTTGTCCAAGATCGATCTCTTCGGCGGTCCAAAAACATGCTTCTTGTTGTTTAAATAATCTCCATAAATCATGGTGCTGAATGGGGAAAAGGACGAAACGTCCGGGATTGTCTACTAAAATCTTCTCGGTCATAATTGTTGTTTTTATTTATTAAGTAATTCTTTTTGTTCTAGATACTCGTTGTAAGCCTTGTTCTTACGTTGTTTTGCTTCTTCTTGTTGATCTACTTTGAAACCAAGTAATGTGTTTTGATGATCCACATCAATTTCAAGGAATTCATTATTGAATTTACAATTATTAAACACAACACCGTCTCTACCAATTCTAGACTTCAATAAAGTAAGTGTTGCTAAATTCATTTCCTTTTGTTCAAGCGTTTTACCAATAGACAATACAACGTGACCAATTTGAGCCTTCTTAATTGATCCACCCATTTGATCTGTTGTTACTACCTCACTCTTAATAGAATCTCTATTACCTTGTGTCGCAGTCCATATCGCAATATCAAATTCGGATGTCATAGATTCAAGTTGTCTCATGATTGCACCATCCCCTTTCCATTCCTCATTGTAGTTTGTCTTTTCTGGAGAAATACAATCAACATAGTCCAAAGTTACTAAATCTATTCGAAAACCATCAGCTTGCATCTTCCTTAACTTAGATTTTATTTCAGAAACAGTAACAGAATCACTAGGTATCTTTAATAATCTTAATTCACCAGAAGATGATCTTTTTCTTTCTGTAACCATTCTTTCAACTTCTTCGGCCTGAAGTGGTTGCTCTTTTGGTGTTATTCCAGTCCAAATGGTAAAATGTTTTCGTTTAATGTTATTGACATTATCCTCAAAGAAAATTTGAACAACATTGTAACCTTGATTAAATGCCTCATTTGAAAACTTGGTCAATAATGTTGTTTTACCTGTACCAGTTGGTGCTAAAACCACCCCTAATTCACCTCTACCTAAACCACCATCTAACAAATTGTCAATACCGACAACACCTGTTGGTATTGGTCTTCTATTATCCGCTTGTAAAGCCAAGCTAATACTTTCAAAGATATCCACAGCATCATTATCAGTAGCCCCAACTTGTAAGGCGTCCTGAATTAACTTTTCGATTTTGTGGTATTCTTCAAATTCACCTTTAGCGGTGATCTCCTCTATTTTTTTAATAGTTTTTTTTAGAACTTGTTGCTTACAAAAGTTCATTGCCTTATCCTTAATAAGAGGAACCCCACCCTGATCAATAACATGATCTTGTATATTCTTTATAGTGTCAATAAATGCCGGTCTAGCGGTATCTGAAACACTCTCAGAAAGGATTTTTTGTTCTAATGCAGAGTAAGAAGGGAGTGTTTGATACTTCTCATAACACTCCTTAATATTTTGCATTATAAATTTAAAACCATTATTATCAAAGTAGTTTTGATCTATGACCTCAACAATAGATTCACCGAATTTACGGTCTTCTATTATAGTCTTTAATAAAGATATTTGATACGTGTGCCCTAAATGGCCAAAGTTTTTTTCGGTCATACTATTATAAAATTATAAAATAAATTAAAGTTGATACTGAAGATAT